ATTCTAGAAGTATAGGACATGGATTAGAGGTAATCTCTGCGTCCATAATACCTGTTAAACTAACACCTAGTAATCGTTCTTCTGAAGTGTTAGCTACCCACTCTTCACTCAAGAAGTTAAACTTATTAAGAGTAGATTGAATAGTACCTAAGACTGAGGCTAATTTAACCTTTCGTCCAAGAGATTCTGCGGTATCCCCGTTCCGTACAACCACTTCCGTAAGATTGCAGAACTGTTTATCACGGAGGATAATCTCTGAGCATGGATTGGTTCCGTAACTGAAATCCTTACTACGTCTTCCCCATTTAGCAGCTTGAGTTTGAGCAGCAACACGATTAAAGATTCCTCGTTCACCTGACTTTGATTTAACCAAAGAGATCCACTCTTCCATGAAAGTTTCACTATCAGGTCGTTCTGTATAAGCCACTGAATTATTGGCGAGACCTCTGTGTGGATTATCATTATACCATGCTCCCATTTTAGCTTCACGCATACGACGATCTGTAAGATTAGAGAGGGAGATTAGAGCACTACGACGTACCCCACCTACCACTACAATCTCACCTACCATACACATTATGTCGTGTACTTCAATACTAGTGAGTTTTCGTCCACTAGCTTCTTTAAATGACTTAATCGTGAAGTCAAAGAGTCGTTTAAGAGGCTCAGGTCCTGATGCTCTTCCACCAAAAACTTTAAGTCTTGCTCCAGCTGGTCGAACCTTTGAGTAATCAACCTTAGGGATATCTCCCTCCCAGAGAGAAGAGAGAAGTTTTTTGAATGCTTTTGCCCATCCGAGCTTGCTGTCTTGTACAAAGATGACATCATCTACCTCACGTAATTTCTCAGGAATAGCTGGTAACTTACTGACCTCTTGACGTTCACAACTAAAGCCTACACCAGTACCATTCATAAGAATGTAGAGAGCTTCGCTAAACGCTCGCTTGTTATTGACTGCTAGGTAACTACAGTTATAAGCTGCAATGTTATCTCGCTCTACTGCTTCACCTGCTGACATCAGTAAACGCATAGAAGGCATTACTTCTAGATTTAAGATAGCAGTTTGTAACTCTTCATACGGTATCTCTACTTCCCCTGTTTGTTTCTTTAAGTATGTGATTAAACGATCTACTGTCTCTTCCCATGACTCACGACGTTGTTCTTTATCAAGGTAGCGAGAGTATCGACTACGATGGATAATGGATTGATAGATACTTGGTAGTTCCATTAAGTTTCCTTTGGTTAAATATGGTACAGTGTAAAGGTTTATTGGAGGAAGCGTTAACTCCCCCCATGTGATACTATTTGTTACCGAACAACTCTTCATCTGTGTATTGCTTATGACCGACCTCATAGTTTTTAATGTGCTGTGCTATGTCGTCAGCCACATTAGTCTCGACAATGTCGACAGGAGCATCTTTCTTGCCAAAGATCAAGTCGTAACGTTCGTCGTAGGCTTTGCTGTTTGTTTTGCTGATTAGTTTGTCACCTGTTATATCATTCCTCGCCATCTTCATACTCCTCTATTATAAGTTCATCTAAAATTTGTGCATACTTAGCTTCAAGTTTATCTTCGAAAGCATTTACAATATCCCAAGAGGTTAGTCCTAGTAAATCTACTAGATCAAACTCTGAGATTTGCTCAGACACTTTCTCTTTTAACTCAATTAGCGTTAACATTTTCAAACTCCTTCACTAACTCTATGAAATGTATAGCTTTATCTAAGTCCTGCATGCCCCCTTTGTTACGCCACCGACAAAGATACTTGATAGCTGTTGCTTCTAGATAAGGTATCTTGTTTATGTGACAGAAGTAGGCAGGTTGAATAGGAAATCCTTTGTAGTGATCACCACCAATCTGTACTTCACTAGCTAATTGTTGCATATTTCTTCCTTAAATATTTCAAACTTACAGGCATTTCGTCAAAAGAACCATTGTTAACATCATGAAGAATGTAGAGACCTCTCCAGTGATTGTTAGTCTGGTGATTGAGATAGTGTTCCTCATGCTCGTAGCAACTGCCAGCAATCAGAGCAGTCATCTCAGTACCATCAGCACGTTTACCGTAAGCAATGTCTCTACCTTGTTGATGTCCTGCTATGCAAGACTGATGGTGTTTGAGTAGAAGCATACGAGCAGTATTACAAGGATTACCCATGACACCACTAACGAAGTAGTGACAAAAAGCAATACCTTCGATAACAATAGGTTGAAGGAACGGAATAAACTCCCAACCACTTTTCTCATACTCAAGATCCTCTAAAGAAATTAAACCATCAAGTTTCGGATCGTTCTGAATAGCCCTATTGATACGATGTTCATGATTACCACCAAGCATAACCATACGAGGCTTCCACCTAGCTCGTTTAGTTTCTATTAGACGCTTCTGTTCCGCCCTTATGGGCGAAAGCAGAATCTTCATTGCATCTTTAGAAGCTTGGATATCAGCTTTGTAACGCTGACCTTCCATTGACTTACTACCAGCCTTATCATGAGAAGAGAGAGAAGGCATATCAGCAAAGTCACCTAGGTGAACAATGATGTCTGGCTTCATCTCTACTGCATAACGACCAATAGCATCAAGGAAAGATAGATCATCTCCAGGTCTAATCTGTGTATCTGGAATTACCATAATACGTTTACCCATAGTGATCTCCATCGTTACCATTCTGACCTATGTTATCAATCCGATCTTCATCCCATTCATCAGCTGTATCTTCATCAATCATTTCCTCAGAAGTTAGCTGATCGTTAGGATCTAGTGGACAACTCATGATGGGACACCTCCTTCTTGTTTAAATAGATCTAACTCTTGTTGTACATCTGATTCTTGAATCTTGATGATACCATTGAACACTAGGTTCTTGATTGCATGGTCCATAAGGAATCCAGCTTCAGCTTCAGTAACATTGAAGTCAAAGTCTAAACTACCATCTTCTTCATTGCGAACACAATTTTCTATACGCATTTAACCAATCCTTTCTAAAGTCTAGCCATTCAAAGTTGTTAAGTTCAGCCCACATTGCATAAGTTGTCTTACTACCTCTGTGTAACTTATTAGATGCATTCTGAAATAACATTATTATTCTTATGTCTGGATTACATTCCCTAAACCATAACATCTTCTTACGAGTTTCTAGATCTAGTAACCCTTTAGCCTCAAGATAGATCTCCTTGCTCGAATCTGTTTTAAAGTCTGGAGTATAGGTTCTTTCTTGTACTGGTTGAGTAAACTTAATCCTAGTAGGTTCGTACTCTACTTGAGGATATTCTTTAATTAATGTATTCCAAACCTTTTCTTCTAACTTACTCTTGAACTTGGGCATTTAGTAATTTCTCATATCGAGTAGCATAGCTATCTCCTTCATGACGTAGAAGCCATAGACACTGAGAATCCATAAGGAAGTTTCCTTTACCGATAAGAGATAGACTGTGAACTTTGTTGAACATAGCCTGCTCAGTAGTAAGTCCTGCTAAAGCTTTGCGGGCTTTAACCTCACCTAATCCTGGAATACCCTTAACGTTATCAGAAGAATCTCCTTTAATGCATTGCTCATAGAATAGTCGTAGCCCCTCTAACTCTGTTTGTTCTACAAAGTTATCAGGTCTAGACCAGCTAAGTGTACCTATTGCCCATTGAAAATGTTTCCCTGGAACCTGTAACATATCCTTATCTAGAGAACAGATAGTAGTAGTACCTCCCACCTTATCTTGGTGAATAGATAGAGCATCATCTGCTTCTAGAGTATCAGGAGCCCACTCAGCCCCTAAGTGATCAAGTGCATACTTCTGTAATGCAATCAAATGCTTAGGCTTAGGAGCTGTTCTATTAGCTTTATACTGTGGGTTAATAGTTTTACGGAAGTTACTTGGTCCTGTTAAGAAAGCTCTGTAAGAGGTAGCACCAACCTTAGATTGAATGCCCTCAAACAGATCCTTCATTCTAGATATGGCTATGCCTACTGATTCTTCTTCAGCACTAGCTGCACTACGAAAGCAAACAAGGTCCATATCTATAAGGGCTATCATTATACAGCTACTCCTTCAGGGATAGAGTCAGAAGACTCGTACTCAATTAGATTACTAACTACTAATGTATTAAGAGTAGGAGATGTACCCTTCTTACCTTTGAACTCCCACTCATAAGAGTTTACAACGGCAATTGCATCACTACCATTACCGATACGAATATCAGTAGCAAGAGGTAAGCCATTACTATCAGTAGCTTTGATAGGAAGGGTAGACTTACAGGTGATGTAGTGTCCTCGTTCGTATTGGTCGTCATCTCGTTTGTTTACCTTGATACCTAGTGTTGATAATTCTTTGACAGCTTCAGGACTTAGTTGTGCTAAGTCTACTTGATACTTACCAGACATCTCATTAGTTTCGTTTAGTTGAGCCCAGAATAGTTTTGCTTTGATTTTAATTGCCATCTTTAAATACTCCAATGTCTATATACGTTTATAATAATATGAATACAAGTTACTACTTCTAAAGTTGTGATCCAAGTCTTACTAGAAGGGAACATCATCATCTCCTATAGGAGTACTAGTAACCTCTGTTGTATTGACCCATTGATCATAACCTCGTTTGTCTTGTTGAACCTCTACATCTACTTCGGTACCCTTAGTCCATGTTCTTGCAGCCTTGTAAACATGTTTATTTTTCCAAGAGAATAGTCTCCAGGATTTAACTTGTTCATCAGTATCTCTAAAGATAACTTCTATAGCTTCATACTCTAAGCCATTAGCTGCTTGATGGGCTGTGGGGGTACCTACATCCACAATTTTAATTCTAAGCATTTACTTCCTCCATGTTGCCCCAGTCAGGTCCAACTTCACACTGAACCCTCATAGGTAGATTGAACTCCGAACCAAATATCTTTTTAAAGTTAAGTGGTACATCGTTAAAACAGTTTGTAACTAACTTGACTAGACTAATATTATCCCATACTTTAGGATCAAAGTCAAGTATTATTGAGTCATGTACTGTATTTATCATTAAGACTCCTTCTTTATCTTTTAATCTGTTACGAAGTGAGACCCTAGCTAGTGCCATGAGATCAGCACCTAGTCCTTGTACAGGGTAGTTTAAGATCTTAGTACGAGGGAACTTAACCTTACCATACTTAACCTCAGGTTCAAACTTGTAGACCCTACCAGTAGGCATCTCGATACGACCATCACGCATAGCACGTTCTAGTAATTGATCATGCCATACCTTTAGTCCTGTGTACTTTTCGTAGAACTGGTCAATGACTCCTTGCCAGAACTCTTCATTACCAATAGCTGAGAAGTTATGATCATTCGCATAAGAGTACGCTGAACCTCCGTAGATGAGTCGAAACACGAATGTCTTAGCAATGAGTCTACTTGGTAATCCAAATCGCTGTTGGTTGTCTGCATGCTGGTCTACCCCTTTAAGAATCTCTTCTATAGCTACTTGATCTTGACTTAAGTATGTGGCTCCTACCCACTCAAGAAAGTTGTTTTGCATCCGCTTGGAGTAACATCACTTTATATCCTCCTTCGAGAGAACTGATTTGGCGAACTGAATTAACTCTTCTCTTGTAGAGTTCCACTTCATAGAGTTCGCTAAGGTAGATATAATTTCTATATTACCTTTACTATAACCTAATGAAGGGTCAATCCGATCTATTGAGGGCGAATGTTTCCTATCCCCCGCTATTGTTAATGGTACTAATAAGTAAGGGCAAAATTCAGGGATCTTAATATCTTCTCTTGTTAGAGAGAATTCAATACCTTTTTGTTTTGCTCTTAACTTAGCATACTTAAGCAGATAGTGAATAGGATCTTCTACTTTAGTCTTATAGTAGTAATCTAAGGCACCTTTATTCTTAGCTTCCCTATTCTCTGCAGCATAAGTCTTACGTTGCTCCTTATACTTTTCACTGTTTCTAAGGTATTCAGCATGGCGTTTCTCTGGATCATATGGTTTCATTATCTTCTCCTAGTCATATAATACCAGTATACCATATAAACCCACTCTAGTCAAGTACTTTCTGCGTGCATCAGCCTGTAAAAGCATAGTCGTAGTCTACCTTTCCCCAAGCATCAAGTAAATCTCGAGTAGAATAATCCTTTAATTCCTCCATCGAAGTTCTGCAAGTTTGGCTTACTGCTTGACAATCTACCTGTTCTAGCAACACATTGATTGAGTTGTCCATGTATCATATTCTCCTTCCAGTTAAGTTCAGAAGCTAACTTGAGTAAGCCTCTGTAGTACGTTGATACTCTCTTCTCTAAGTCAGACCTAGTGAGTAGTGTTTGAATAGCCTTGAGAGAGTGTTGGTTCCTACTCTTGAGAGACTTGAGTGTGTACTCATCAGTAGAGAAGTAACCTTCTTTAGCTAACTCAGAACCTTTAGGTGGAGTAAACAACCTAGGTAGTTCTACTTGATAATCTTCCCACTTTTCTTTAGGTTCTCCTTTACGAGCACCTGTCTTAAAGAATCCCGCAGGTACTTTGCGAGAGAGCTTAATGCTTCCGCCATAAAGAAGACAACTAAGGTGATCGCCACTATTGGGATTAAAACTATCACAGTTATGGTACTGATACAACTCGTTATCCAACTCGACGATTTGTGCATCCAATTCATTTGCTAATTCCTCACTCTTTGTTGCGTTATATAATAGACCGTTAAACTCCATGTCTTGAAGGACTAGGAGATCTTGATTGTGTAAACTGATTAGTCGCTGTAGTTGTAAGCTACTAGCATTAACTTCTTCTAGTTGTTTGAGATAGACTTGATATGTTAGGTCAAGGTCACCCTTTAAGTAAGGCTCCAATACATCTCTAGGTATGTCTGGAGTATCTATCCCATTCTTCCAATACTCAGTGCTAACCACATCAAGCTTAGTACCCAGACCATAATGAGCAGCGACACCATTGAGAGATGGGTAGCTTGCCGTTTGTCCAGTAAGTATAAAGTGAACAAGCTGACAATCCCAAATACGCTTATTGCTAAAATTAATTCCATATCGACGGATCCAATGCAAATCAAATTTAATATTAAAACCAATTAAGATATCTGATTGATCTATATCTTGTTGTATACTCTCTAACTGAGCACCATAAGGTAAGTCATTGTAAGCTATAGGATATAAGTTAGACCAATTACTAGCCTTTACACCTACATAACACAGCTTGTTAGTCTGATCAAAAGGATTACCTTTGTTAGAGATTGTTGTTTCTACGTCTAGTACTAACTCTTTCATCGGAATCCTTTAATAAGTAATGTTGTATTAATAATGTTGTTACGATACCTAAACTAAAAGCTTGGTAGTAACACTGAATGTATTCAATAAATAGTTGCATGCCATATGTCCCATGTTGTCCACACATCTCCAAGTTGATTGTAAGTTTTCTTAGCGATACCGTATGGTGGAGTTATGGTAGCTAATACTTTGCTGTCTCTGATTTGATACTTAGCACCTATCTCTATCAGAGGTTTGTTCCGTAACTCATGCTCATAAGGTAAATCATTTAGTATCACAGTTACAAGTCCTCATACCTAGCTACCTCTGCTCTAATCATAACCTTGGCACTACCGTGTCGTTTCTCAGGTAGAGTATCTGAGTCACCTAACAGTTTGTTTTTACAGATGTTAAAGTATCTGAATCGACTAGTGTTATCTGATTCTTTACCAATGCCTAAGATCCAGTCAGCTTCGCCTTGCTTCGCAGTCTTGCTGCCATCAACCATATCCATAGTTAACCAAGTCTTACCTTCTGCTTCACCTGAAGCTTGAGATACAGCAATGACAGGAGCGTATGTCTTAGCAATCTCACGAGCCCATTGATAGATAGCCTTAAGCTCAAGGTCCTTTCTCTCTGCCTTAAAGCCTTTGAGTTTATCTATCTGATCGAAGATGATAAGAGCAGGTTTAGTTGTCTTAAGAATCTGTTCAATGCGTTGGATGCTAGATGAATCTTCGAAGTCGTAGATCTTAATCTGATCCTTAGTCTTCATGTCATACACCTTCTGATTGCGTTCTAAGTCGCCCCATAGAGAGTCAGTAGTCATACCTAGGACAGCTTGGAAGCAACGAATACCAACCTTGTTACCCTGCTCCTCATTGTTAAACCACAAGATGTTACCATCTGTTTGTTCTACCATGTGAGAGATCTCACTAGCTAGGAAGGTAGTCTTACCAGTCTCAGGTCTAGCAAAGATAAACCCAAAGTCACCCTTACGAAGAGAACCAAAAGATTCATTCAAGAACTTAAGTCTCCATCGTAGACCAGGTGTTGCTACTTGAGAGGTGTATAGCTCTGCAAGATTCATGTTGACAGTTACTGGAGTATTGTCTTCTACTTCTTGTAACTCAAACTCAGAGAACAGAGAGAGTAAATCTTCTACTGGGGTCCTACCATCCTCTACATCTAGAGCCATCTTAGCGATGTCTCCAGCGAGAGAACGTCGACGATGTTCTTCCAGAAGAGTAATCACTCCCTCTACATTTACCTCTAGACTATAGATAGATTCTAGTAACTCTCTAAGTTCCTTACGCTCAGAGTCTTGTAAAAGATAATTACTTAGATAACATAGTTCTAAATCTTCTACACTACAGTTGTCTTTAGTAGAGTACTTAGAGTAATAGATAGAGATTACGTTAAAGACTTTATAGATGTTACTGTAGTTGTTCTTGATATAGTTTATATTAACATACTTATAGTATTTTGTAAAGTCTTTTCTATCCTTCATGAAAACATTTATTATTTGAAGTTCAACCATTCAGTTAACTCCTCCTTTGTGTATTCTTTAGGATCCTCAGGAGATATTATAATCCTTGTAGGTATTCCTCGTTGTTTAAATTCCCTAGAGATTCTCATGGCTTCTTTAGCTTTATCCCTATCTAGCCATAGGATAACCATCTTGAATCGTTTTGAGAGTGTTTGTATAGTGTCCTTGGTCATACTACAACCTAATAAAGGTGTAGCACAATAAGTTGGTGAGAGTCTAGCTATCTTAATTGCTGATAGTATATCCTCTACACACACTATAGTATCACTTATTCCATAATAAGTCAAGGGTTTTCTACCGTAAGAGGAATACTTAGGTCTACCTTTCAAGAAGCTACGACCTTGCCAATAGTCAGGTAAATTTAATAATACTAGTAGTTTATTCTTCACATCCCACCCCATTTTAGAGTCATTGATTTCATCGTTTGTAATACCATAACTGAACAACCATTGCTTTGCTTCCTTAGGTAAATCATAAGTTAGAGTAGGAATACGGATATCTTGGCTCTCATTACTAGGGCTTTTTCTACTATCTACTCTTTCACGTATTGATTTTATGTCATTCTTCTGCTTAGTATATTTGCAACCAAAGCAAAAGAAATGGTCGTCATACTCAGCTAAGTTGTCCTTACTATTACACCTAGGACAAGGTAAATGTTTAATGAATTGTGTCACTAACTTCTCCTAATTTCCATTAATTTCTGGTATCTCCTCCGAAACAATGGAAACAACTGTCTCTAAATCTTTACGAGCTGTGCTTGGAACTTCGTCCCGCACAGTAAAATAACAGTCACTACAAAGATCTAGATAGACTCCATGAGAATCTTTTCGAGTAGCTTCATAGTCACTTAGTTCACAATCACACGCTTGACATCTCATAGGTATACCCCTTCCTTTTACGTTATGTAATATTCTACTAAGTTCCACATTCGCCACATGCTGGTTGAAACTCAGTCCGTTTTTGTTGAACATACTCCCAGATAATAGCTAGAGCTTCATCACCACTTTGATTCATCTGTAAGATTTGTTCTACTTCATCAAGTATTTCTAGGGCGTCATGCATTGTTTAGATACTCCTTAAAAGTTTGTGCATATTTTAGTAACGTAGTTCCAGTAAGACCTGGAGCAGTGTTGACCTCGAATAAGAATATTTTATTATCTCGTTCACGATAGCCAATGTCAACTGCACCGAAGTCTAAGCCTAAGAGTTCAACTGCTTTAATGGAAGCTGTTAGAAGCTCGTTAGGGTACTCTACTGTTGATCTAGCGTAGATATAACCATTGCTGTGATTACGAATACCAGTATCAGGACCATCATAACCTATCCTCCGTCTCTTTTGTTGAACATCAATAACCTTATCTTTAAACACATGTACTCTAAACTCATGCTTATGTTTAGTATTCCTAGTATATAGAGGGGCATCCACTAATTCATCAATGCTACTAGCTACTACTATACCAGATCCACTGTGTCCTGTCAAGGATGTTCGACAATAAACTTTGTCTCCATCATTAATCCAATTCACTGCATTAAGAATCCCAGTACACCAATTAGGTAGGTCTTCAAACCCATTACTAGATAGTTTAGTAAATGTTTTAAGTTTATTACATGCTAATGCAATAGCCTCATGCTTATTAAGGTCATTTTGAGCATAGGGCACACTATCTGTTGGACGAGAGTTGCCCCAGTTAATGATGATGTCCCGTCGTTTAGCCTCATAAGTAGGGTGGATACGCTTAATGCCTAGAGCATTAGCTAGAGCCTTACCTGAGAGAGATCCCATCTTATATGGGAATAGTTTAAAAGTCATATGCTACTTCTCCCTTCTCTTTGAGTTTCTGCAACTGCCTATTCTTAAACCTAGTCTCCATCTGTTTAATCTTGATTGCAATACCACGCAACCTAGGATCATTAGGTAGAGGGTTAGCCTTAACATCTATACCAAGAGGACCTAGCCTAGCTTTAAATGCATCTAGGTTATATCCCCTACTAGTTAGACAAATACCACCACATGAGTGGAAGTTCTGCTTATCCTCATGATCCCATTCAATAGAGACTATACCACCTACACCTCTATCTGAAAGGAACTTGAGAACAGTACCTGTCATACCTGCTAAGAATGTAACGTCCTCACACTCAAAGTCATCAGTTACTACAATTTTATCGCCTCTATTAAAGTTCATGATTAGATCACTCCATAAGGATAAATAACTTGTTCTTCTACTGGTGCTTCATAATCTTCCTCTTCTAACAACTCAATGTCCTGGAACTTGATGTTGTAGAGGAAGTTAGGTATATCACTATCCTCATCTGCTGAGTCAGCCATTAAGTCTACTGAGTAGTCACGGTTGATTGCAACGATCTCCCATACAGAATCTCGCTTAAAGTAATGCTTAGTTCCAGAGTCATAATGTCCACTAATCAGAGTCACTAACTCACCTAGTGCTATGTTCTCCTTCTTGTAAGCCCAAGTCTGCCTGTTATCATAGTAACGATTCTGAGGAAGAAAAGAAGCTTGACGAGGAGGATAATATGTGCTAGGTGCTGGTGGAACATAAGGAGCTGGCTTCTTGTAACTAGAATTAGAATACCATACATCATTATCCCATACACCCTTGTCCTCATTAAAGATCTTAGTATTACCTGTGTTATCCATAAAGATAAGTTTACTGTAACCAATACGAGCTTCGATAAGTTTTTGTACTGGATCTTGGAATAAACCTAAGTTGCCCCACTTGTCAACGAATGGTTGTAAGATATCCTCATTGAATAACCAAGTGTCAGACTTAGCAGGATCAGTATACCCTGAGATCATACCATTGTGCACGAATGCAAAGTTATCATTGATCTTGTAAGGATGACAGTTAGCTTCATTGATTAAGCCATGAGTCTTGATACGGAAATGAATAACAGTTTCCTTAGACTTGTCACGACGATACGATTTCCAGAAGTCTTCGAAAGAGAAGAAACCTTTCTTAACATATAGTTTGTCATTCTTATGGAACATGTAACCAGCACCATCAGAGTTAGCAGAATAACATTGAGCTAGTGTAGCCTTGTCAATTAATACACCTTCTGGTTTATAAATAGCAATACACATTATGCGAATCCTTTCAAGCAGTTAGATAATTCAGGGTATGATTTACGATTGAGAGTAACCCAATGCATAAAGCTACGATGCCCAGTAAGTTGTTTGAGTGGCACATTAACTTGAGCTGGTTGACAATAGTCAGTCAACGCTTGACAGAACTCAAGTCTAGATGAGAACTCTTCCCAATTCTTAGGTGTGCTAAAGATACGGAACTCTATTGTATCACGATTAGATAAGTTAAGTGCATTGTATCGTTCACCCTGCTGCCCATTGATGAATGGATAGGTGACAGATCGACCAGTAATCCTAGCATATTGATTGTCGATACGACCAGCAATGTGTGCAATGAATGACTTGTTATCATTACGATTAAGGAACTCAGTCATCTTACCAATAGTAAATACATTGAGAGGCTTGCGACTCACATGCACATGCATACCTGTGTTCTTATCAGGGAATAGACCAAGAGAACCATATGAACTATAGAACTTCTTGAACTCTTCCAAGTGAATGTCTAGAGTAGCAGGGCAAGTAACAATCTCAAAGCCATTCTTGATAGAGCCATCGTTTTTCATAATGGCATGACCCTGTAAAGCTTTACCTACCTTGATCTTAGATATATCACGATCATCTGACTCATACTCTAATTCTATACCTAGATATACAGTAGAAGGTTTAACATTCTTAGCCTTGAACTTAAGAAGCTCAGGAACTTTGGTGCTATAAGTATGTATCTTGTATAGATTCTCGTTACATTTGAAGCATGCCCCATCTATGATAGATAGATTAGGAACCTCACGATGACACACTGGACACTCACACATAGTAATTTCACTACGTTTGTATACCCTACCTTGAATAAGACACTCATCATCCCGTAAGAATATATAACCGTGGTTATACTCGTGACGATTGAATCCAAAATCTGTAGGAGAATTAGCACCATGAACCTGACGAATACCTTCAGAGAACTGATAACCTCTACCTAAGTAGTAAGGATAAACCCCCCCTGTCAAGTGACACTTGAATAACTCTATGTTATACATACTACTCATATAACCTAAAAGAGTATCTGTATGTGCAGTTATTGCATCAGGTTGATAAGCAATACAAGTTCGAAGTAAATGGTGAGTGAACTCACTTTTACACCATCTCTCTGAATCTAGACGACGAGATACTTCTTTATAGATACCTTTGCGAAGTGTCCCATTCTTTAAGAATAGTTTAACTGGATTAGATTTGTAATACATAGCATCTACTGTAGCAGCTTCACCATCCCAACTGTTACGGATGTGGACTAATCTAGCCGCATTAGCTACTGTAGAATTGTAATCACGAATCCAGCCCCTGTTGCTGACTGAGAATATATGATACCATTCTTCATCGATAACTGCCATATCTCTTGTAAGAGACATAGCACTACCTTTGACATAGTATTTCTTAAGAGTTACTTCTGTACCATAACTGGTAAACCCCCCTTGTATCTCCATCTTAAAGTCTGGATGTAGATTGGGTATCTCCCAATTGTGTTTAGCGAACTTGCTGTGGGTAAACGGTCTCATTTACTATCTCCTTCTTGGTTGATAAACTCGATACTAACTGTATCAAGGTCTTACGATCTAACACACTACCTTTAGGCAGCCTATTAAATTTCTTAAAATACGCATGACAGTATATCTCATTAAGAGTATCTGTCGAATAACTAGAGAGATTCATAATAATCCCTTTCTCCTGTTAAAATACTGTGTTCCCCATTCCTATCCGTAAGAGTTACATAACATACATTTGATGACATGTCAACAGATACAAGAATAATTAACACACTCACTAAAAATAATAGTAGCTTCATATTATATTCGCCCCATTTATGACCGTCTCTACCTAGAGTTTATAGTCAAAGTATTTATTACTACGCTTATTACTAATAGATTTTAGAATCTTATCTAGTATACTAACACAAAGGTCAGCAACAGCAAAGATACCACAAAGACACATAATAAAGACACACAATAAGATGTAGTTTTCCATGTTAATAACCCCATTGCTCTTTAGAGATTCTATTTCTAAAGATATCTATTTCTTTATATACATCATCAATAGCAACATTGATAGGTTCACTATCTAACATTCTCCAACCTTCTTGCCAAAGATAATCTGATAACTCAACCACTGGCTGAATTTCGTTGGTAAATTTATTAATTACTCTCATGATCTATAAACTCCTCAATGGATGCAACATGGAATGATTCAGGATCCCCAAATCTCTTGGATAATATTACATTCGCAAACTTAACTGCTTCTACTCTATCTCTTGCTTCTAAAAATACTAATGTATGTCTATGTCTCTTATTAATCTGACTAATAAACAAAACTTCATAATCAATCAACCCCATATCTGACCGTCCCTTTCTCTCTCTAAAACTAATAGATAACTCGTTAGAGAGAACCGAAGTCCTCTCCAACTCGTTGTGCTTAAGCTGTAGTGCCGTTAGAGCGTTCACGAGCATCAGCTAACTTCTTTGCTTGCGCACGAATGTTGGTTACTTCATCACGAGCATCTAGTAGTTCTTGGAACAGAGGTGATTTGTAACGAAGCATAGTAGCTAACGCATCACCGAGCAACTGCTCTGCTAGGTATAGTTTAAGTCCGCTGTTAGCGTTTGCCATTACCTTGTTGTATTCATTGAAATCAAATTGCTGTGTTGCCATGGTAGTTCTCCTAAGTTGAGTGGCGGTTGCCACAGCCGTTAGAAACACAAAGCCGAGGCGATGTCAGGTGCTAGAGCCTTACGTAGGCTAAAGATACGTAGAACAATGGCGTGCACTTTCGACATTGTTCTAGGTATCTCTTAGCTACTTAGGCTCTAGTGCTTGATAGCGACTCGGCTTTGTGTTTCTATCGGTGCTTTGGGGCAACGCTACTCAACTTCGGTTGAACTACGGCAACACAGCAATTTGATTTCAAGGAATGCGCTTACAACAAGGTAATGGCAAAGGATAACGGTGGTTACTTAAACTCCCTAGCAGTGCTGTTGCTCGGTGATGCGATTAGCTACATGCTTCGTTACAAATCACCACTGTTCCAATAGAACTACTTGCTCGTGCTGAAGTAACCAACTTCGATGCGCAAGCAGAAGTTCGCTAAAGATGCTCGTGCTCTAACGGCACAACAGCCAAAAGCACAACGAGTTGGTTAGAGGACTCGGTTATCTCTAACGAGTTATCTCTCAATTAAAATTACTTTAAACAACAACAACTTAACTAGAGATTAAGGGACGCACTAAGTAACTATAGAGGTACCACACTACACATATCTATCTTAACAAACGAACTCGTTCAACATTAACAACGATACACATGATTGGAACGCTACTAGACTGAGCCAAGGTGACGAGCATAGGGGGGGGTGCCAATGTAACTGATGTGGATTTTAATGATGTATCACAACAGACACAACAAAGGGTAAAACAGAACGTCTCTGCATAATGTACTATCTATAGGCAAGAACGAAGTGGAAAGAGAGGAGGGAAGTACAGAGGTGATATAGACTATATCGATCTGCGACATTACTACTTAGTAGAAATCTCTTTCTATTTTAAAACAGGAGTTTTTAGAAGTAGTGTTTCTCTAATTGATCAATATAAGAATATTATATCATATTTCTAATCTAAAGTCAATAGTCTCCTCTTTAAATATTAAAATATACTTTCTTCTTTAGAATTTACTTGACTTTTAGAATCTTCTGTGTTATAATGATTACATAGTTAGTTAGATTTTCTATCTTAAGAAGTGCACTCTTTAGTGCGAACGGAGTGAGCATGCCATACATGACGAACGGCAAACGAGATTACAAAAAAGAATTAGATTGGGAGCATGAGCAAAGCAAGAAGCGTGTTAAAGACCGTGCTGCTCGTAACAAGGCTCGTAAAGAAGTGGGACTTAAAGTAGGTGATCCTCGTCAAGCAGATCACAAGAAACCTTTAGATAGTAAAGGGTCTAAGAATAAATCTAATATTCAAATACTTTCTGCTAAAGCGAATGCTGATAAAGAAGTAAAACGTAAACGTTCTAAACCTGGTAATAATTGATTACCAATCGGGGAATAATTAAGTTGGTAGAAACTCTAGAGGGTACTGAGCCTAAGCCGAAGGCTAGGCGAAAGGGGAGAAGAAGTAGAGAGGAAACAAATAAGATTAGAGCTTCTCTTGGGTTAACCGTTAAGGTTGCTCCACCTAAGAAAGACTATCGTCCTCCTGCTATTCTACCTGAGAAGTCTAAAGCTAAATCACAAGAACTACTTGCAGCTATGTTGCAGGGTAAGAGTACACTTGTAGTTAAGAAGGTGATGGACAAAGCTTTAGATGATGACGATCAAGATCAGATGGCTTGTCTCAAGCTACTCATAGATCGAATGATCCCTACATCTTATTTTGAAAAAGAGAATAAGGGTAACAAGGGGATTACTATTCAGATCATGGGTGTAGGTGAGGTAGGTGTAAAAGAAACCGAAGAACCAATTGAAGCTGAGTACATTGAAGAGGAAGTAATAGAGAATGGATGAGAGTAATGGTTTCACCCAATATGGTTTAATTCCTTCTGGACCAGTAAACCTATCTAAACGATTAGGTAATATGTCCCTTTCTGTTCTTGGAGATCTTACTAATAGAGTTCTTAAAGGTGATGTATCTTATGATGGACAGTATGGTTCACTAGGTGCTTCTCGAGATCTAGCAGGAGGTTCTACTAATATTAGAGGCTCTTACTACACACCAGAGGGTGAGTTATCTGCATCAGGTACAGTAAATGGTGTTAACAATGTGAACTACTCAACTGGTCCCTATAATATAGGAACTGATACTAAAGGTAATTACTATGGTAGTTATCAAGGAGATGGTTTCCAAGTGAATGCTACAGATAAATCCCTAGATACTTCTTTCCAAATACCAATGGTAGATAAGAGTAATGATATGACTGCAGGTTTTAAGTATGATGCTTACTCTAAGACTCCTGAAGTCTATGGTCAGTTTCACAGACAGCTTTCAGATAATGGGTTTGTAGATGCATCTGGTAGACTAACTCCTAAAGGTTATGAACTTATGTTACAAGGTGGATTCTCCTTCTAAAAATCTATGGCAAATCTACAGGTAAAGCTACACGAAAAACAGTTAGAGATATTCAACGATCCACATAGGTTTAAAGTAGTTGCTGCAGGACGACGCTTTGGTAAGTCTCGTCTAGCTGCTTGGACTTTGAT